GGTTAACAACCGCAGTCTTTTCATACTCCTCTATTTTCTTATCGATAGTACTGTATTCGGTTATTTTTGCCTCTAATTCCGCAACCTTCTGGCTTTTCTTGGTGAAACTGGCTTCCATATCCTGATAGATTTTCAGCCGTTCCTCTTCGGTCTTGCCTTCAAATTTGCTGGGAATTACGGTTTTTTCTTTTTCGACTTTTACTGCTTCTTTAACTTCTTCTTTTTTCTGTTTTACTTCCTGCTTCTTTTTATCCTGTTCTTTCTTCAACTCTTTCAAGTCCGGTGCAATGTCTGTATCCTTTTTGAATTTCTGCTTTTCAATTTCTACCTCAATTTCGCCTTCCTCTGCATTTAAAGCTGCCTGCGCTTCTTCAAGCGACAGCGGTGCGTTTACATCGACAGGTTTGTTTTTGACAGCCGTAGTATCCGTTTCTCCTGTATCAGGGACGGTTTTAGGGTTGTTGTCATTTGCCATTTGATATAAACTCCTTTCGTATTATTTGATATTCCCCTTGTCCTCCCTGATGATTATTTACTTAATTTTCCTCTTTCTCTCTTTTTCTTCTTTTCCTTCCTTTTCTCTAATTCTTCCTCATCTTTTAAGCCCACACTAACCTGCGTGGTAATCTCATCTAATAGAGTCTGTATAAATTCAAGCATCAACCGTTTAGCCTGTATTAAACTCATATCAGTATTTTTGATATCCCCTAAATATTCTTTACACTCTTTCAGTCTGGTATCAAAATAACTTTCCTTGATAAACTTCCAACCATTGGTATTACACATCTCTATTAAGTTATGTGCATCTTTGGCTGATAAGGCAAGTTCAGTTTCTTCTTCGGTTAGGTCTTTATCAGTCATAGGTTTCCTCTTCCCCAATAATTAAATTATCCCTTACTTTTTGAATTTGTATCCATTCCTTAACAGTCATATTTCTTGGTAATTCCCTTATATAAGAAAATGTTGATTCTATCTGTTTGGCAGTTTTTACTACATTAGATATTATTGCTTTGCCATTTAATAATTTATTAGCATCGTTCTTAATAGACATTCTTTATTCCCCCTTTATATTTGCCCCAATATTACCTCCTCCTGCCGTACCTTTGCCTAAATATCCCCCGGGCTGGCCAGTTGGGGTCTGCCGTCCAGCCACGCCCGATTGGGAGGCAATCGGTGGGGGAGGTTTTGGTTTCTCTAACTTTTCTTCTTCGGGTGCTATCTTATCGATTTCTTTTAGTCTGAGTAATTCGCCCACTCTTCTTGCGATATAACTTATGTTGCCATAAGGCTTCATAGCTGGTTTGCCATCAGGAGCATATTCTGGTTTTTCATTTCCTTGCATATCTTGATTAATTATCGGTATTAAAATCCCAGCCAATACTTTCATATAATCTAATAAGTTTCTGATTTCGACTGCCCTCTCCATAAATCCTGATATCCCTGTAGGAATAAAGTCAGGATTGCCCTTCATCATGATGTCGGATTTCTTGATATAATCTAACTTAAACTCTTTTGCCTTTTCGCCTAATATCCTCGCAGCAGTCTCTTTCTTGAAGTGCTGTATATTATGACGGTAGATAATAGAGAGGATTTTTCTTAATGCAGGCTCGAGGTAAAATTTTATCTTGGTATTGATCGGCTGCATGGATTCTTCTTTCATCATAGTCAGCCCGCCCAGTGTAGAATGAACATCTTTTTTATCGCTTGTAGGCATAACTTGCGGGGTAGTTCCTGTAATTTGCTCGATGATTTTATCAATCATCATAATTAAGTCTTGAAGCGTTTTTAATGAAGCAGCCTGTGCGGTGGTATCAACCTCTCTTATACAACCTATCTCTTTTACTCTTAATATTCTGCCAGGTCTCGTTAATATAGTATTCCCACGCCCTAAATAACGCTTATCAACCACTTCATACATGGGATTAGATATGATATTTACACAATCTGTTAATTTGTTATATAGGTTAGTCAGCATGGGAGCAAGTGCCTTAATGTCTTCCCCTGCCCCATAGCCGACAATCTCATCTACCATGTGGTCATTGAGGAATGGTACGAATATATCGTTGCACCAGTAAGGATATGCGCTTGCCCTGATGGTTACATCCTGATTGGCTACTACGATAATCCCCTGCACATATTCATCATCGAAGGGATTCGGTTCAACGATATCATCTATCTGCCCCTCGATCAGCTTTTTCGGAACAAGCCCGTGATATTCAAGCAGTTCCGCTTTGTCTTTGCGGGTTTCCCTACCTTCAATGTTTGGATAGGTGCTTTCCTTAACAGCATCAATATTGAAATAAACTTTGTCTTTCTCTTTCTGCTTGAGGTAAATGATAGGGACATCATCTTTTTTATAGACTTTCCATGAAGATAAATCCTTGCAGTTCGGATCACTATAGAAATTAAATAAATCCACGCATTCCAAATCGGGTCCGTCAAAGGTAACGACTTCCTTAATGCTTTCTTTGCCTGTCCGCTGTTTCTCTACAGTGTGCTTCCAGGGGACATAAGCAACCGCATAGCCATACAAAACAAAGTTTTGCAGGATAGGAAGCATTTTCCGTTCTATCTCTAAAGTGTTCAGGTCATAGATAATTTTATATCGTAACAGCTCCGCGTTCTTTTTATCCGACTCCTCGCCAGGTGCCAGATCAAATGACTCCGCACCTTTTGAAAGCAGGATGTTGATGTAGTGGGAGCATAAGGCACGGACAACTTTCTTTAGGGTTGGCACGATAATATTGCCCTGCCAGTCTTCCTTGCCTTCGAGGTAAATACCATTATATTGGTTTCTTATATCTTTCCAGTCATCGTGATACGGTTTCCAGAAGGTCTCTCCCGTGTGGTAATGAGTTAATACCCAATCCTTGAGAACCTCGCCTTTGTTCTTAACGACTTGTTCTTCAGACATATAATCATATCCTTGTCACCCCTGACTCTCCCTGTATGATTAATTAATAAACTCTATTTTCTCCCCACAGAATGGACAATAGTGAAGTATTAGCCCATCATAGTCTAATTCCCAGCCGTTCTCCGTTTCTATGAGATATATCCCTCTCTCGTTATGATTTTTCATTTGTTCACAACAAACCTTTATTTTCATTCCCCCATCTCCTCTCCCCCTACACTGTCACGGTAGAAGGGTGATAAGGTCATATCATCTGGTAATACTAATGTGATTGGTTCGGTAAGGTGTATAAATGCCAACATATCTTGTAACGTTTCTAATTGTTTCCTTACTAAATCATACGTATGTAATGGCACTGCATATTGATGTCCTTCTATAAGTAATAGTTTTAGATATTCCATATTTTTTTTAATGTTTTCTACTAACTTAACAGGATTTTTCATATTTCCCCCTTTTACTAAAAATCTTACCTACTGTCTTAATTACTGAATTTTTATTCAAATATTTTCCATCAAACCTATATATTTTTCTGTTAATTTTGTAAGTATTCATCATTTCCCCCTCTCTTATAATCCCACATAAGGATTACATTTAGATTTGTAATCGTCATCATAACCATCATCATAATCTGCCGTATGCGTCTCTTCTAAAACCATAGTTGCCATATATCTAAAGGCTGCCCCTGCGTGCTTATGGACATTCTTTGCTTCATAATCGGTATAATCTTGAATGATATCGTTCCAAGTTCTGCCCCACTGCTCTAAATGAGATATCAATTTCCCACATTTGCTTTTGTTAAAGAAGCACCTGCTCATGATCGCCCTGGCATTATCTACGCTGTTTTCAAAGCTCGCCCCGGGGACAGGCTCAAAAGTAATCCCCACTTCTTCTGCCTTCTCTAATCGTGATAAAGCTCTTTCTTCTTTCTTACTCCCGGCTCCGTATTCTCTATTTTTTATATCGAAAGGTGCATAATGGCTGTCATAAAAATATTCCTTTTCTTTTAACATCTTCGCATAATAGACAAAAGAAAAGCCCGTTGCCTCGTGGTAATCTATGATATGGACTTCATTGCCTACCATCTGATAGAAGATAATTGCCATAAAATCGCCTATGCCTAAATCCCATGCGGTATATACCGGAGCAGTTTCATCATAAATAAAATTGCCTATCCTGTTTTCATTCTCGGCAATCTGTAGTTGCTTACCTAAATATGTGCCTTCAATGCCCTGATTAAAGGTGCAGTTATATTCTTGATTAATGTAATCCTCTGTCTTACCCTTATCGCGTTCCTTTTGTATAGCCGCTTCAGTTACAAGCCTATTATGTTGATGATCGAAGGTATCAGCAACGGTTGCCGTCATGGCAAAGCAATTAGGATTATTCTTTGCCATATAGTATCCTTTTTTAAAGTGATTGTTGCCGTTAGGTGTAGAATTGTAGACTGACCAGCCCCCGGTCTTTAATATCATTGGTGAAACTACTTCTACCACTCGCGGGTCTTGCCTGGCATGTTCGGAATAGACTACTCCATTGGCAGGCTTCCCTCTAAGTGCTTCGTATTGTCCGCCATTCGTGCCGAATATCTGTATCTGTGAAGTACCGCCATCAGACCAGACGGTCAATTTCATATCTGCATTATCTTTTTTAATGATTGAATCTTTCGGTAAGTAATAATCTAAAATATCCCTGCCTTGCTCATCTTTGCCTTCCCAAATTGCATCTCTACCCTGTTTTAATGTTGGCCAAGTATAAGGATATGTTCCCGGCCTCTTAAATGCTGAAGGTAAAAGGAAGCGACAGAAACAAAGCAAGTCTTTGCCGCCCCGCCTATGCCAGTTAAGCCAAAGTTCTAAGCCATTTAAAAAAGCTTTTACAGCGGGATTTTCCCATTCATACTCTTTATAGTGGTAGGGAAGAATTACATCTCTCATTTTTCCTCTTTAATTTCTGGATCAAGGGCAGGGAAATATTCTTTATAAACAACTGGTCCACCACCTGCACCAGTAAGTTCGTTCTTGACTGTGGTAGAATATTCGTCTTTACATTTATTATTTAGCGTGTATTCAATAGCACTTTGCTTGTTTCTTTCTAAATTGACTTTTAAGCCCTTTTTAGCTAATATAATTAATTCTTCATTAAACTTTTCATTTATGTTTTTTATATCCTGCTCAAATTCATTATCTTTTTTAAGTTCTTTATAATAAATATCTCTACATATATTCAGCGTTTCACAAGCATTTGTAACACTACCCTTATTAGCTTCATATATTTCTAAAAATGTCTTTTTTGTCTTTTTTGTCATTTTAAAATGTTTTGCCATTACCAATCACTCTCCACTTGCTCAATCGTTACCTTAAAAGCCTGCCCCTTCAATTCTATCAACTTCACTACTGCCGCAACATCGCTTTCCGGTATATCTAACTTAATTCTGCTGTTCCCGTCCTGGCCTGCAATATTAATCGCTGATAATATATCAGGCAAAGAGGCTGTAAATACTATCTTTTCCATAATGATAATCAATCACCTCTA